CCCCCCCGGCTGATGACCGCCGATCTCGAAATCGGGGTCGAAGATGCTGTTGATGCGGAAGCGGTGCCACTGCGTGACACCGTAGTCGACGGACGTGAAATCGAGGTTGAAGGCGTCGTAGTAGGGGAGTCGGACGATCGCCCGTTCAGGGACGATAAGCCGCGATAGACGCTGGAAAGAAACTGCTTTGCGGAAGGCACCACGTCGAACCCCACGTCGGAATCTTGGTCGAAATCTGCGGATTGTTCGTCGGAACATTCGGCGTCGACGGTAGAAAGGTCGTCTGAAACTTCCTCGTCGTACGAATCGTCTCCTTCCATACGTACCCATTGAGAAGTGGCGGGGCCAGTATTACCCCGCCACTTCCCCTAGTTGCCTATTTTTTGCCCACGACCCCTTGTGCGTACCAACCCGGTATGGGTTGTGTGGTTCACTGAACTGGCCCAAAGGAGTAATTTTGCTAGTGTGGAGTATTCGGGAGCCCGAATACCTAGCGTAGTGGTGTCACTTCGCCACTTTGCCCAAACCATGACATCGCGTTATTGGTTCTTTACCGAGAACAATCCTGTTCTTTCGGCTGAGGCATATGGACAGCACTTCCAGTCCTCTAGGCAGTTTGGGTTCCTCGTTTTCCAGGAGGAAACGGGCGAGAACGGCACTCGACACTTCCAAGGCTACCTCGGATTGCGTCGAGAGCGACCCCTCGCTTTTGTCCGCCGCAACTACTCTGAGCGAGCTCACTGGGAACGCCGCCGCGGAACACATGCAGAGGCAATTGCATATGTTACAAAGGAGGACACGCGGACTGGCGGCCCTTTCACGTTTGGAGAGGTCCCTGAGGCTGCTGACCAAGGTGTCAGAAGCGATCTGCTTGCCGCCATTGGATCCCTCCGCCGAGGAGGTCTCAAGCGAGTGGCTGAGGAGCATCCTGAGCAATTTGTACGCTTCCATCGCGGACTCTCGGTCCTGACTCGCTACCTCCCACCACCAGAGCGACCATTACCCAACGTGTATCTCTACTACGGCAAGAGCGGAACGGGCAAGACGCGGACCGCGATCGAGCGGTCGGAGGCAATGGGTCTGGACTGGCACAAGCAGACTCCCTTCGCTAAGTTTCATACGGGCATCGAACGCGAGCCACCAGTCTACATCCTCGACGAGTTTACCGGCTGGTGGCCCCTGGACTACTTACTCACTTTCCTCGATCGCTACCGCCTCCTCCTCGAGACCAAGTTCGGCGAGTGCTATTTCATGGCCGAGTACATCTACATCACCACCAATCGACACCCCGGGAGCTGGTACGATTACACAAATCGAGCCACTCAATACGCTGCAATTGCTCGACGAATCACCGGAGTGGTTCACTTTCCTGGAGAACGAGAATTGGCTGGAGATGAACTCGCTAGATTTTGGTCTCTAGACACTTGCGGACCTCTTGTAGATGAATGGATTTAATGGTGATATAGCCGTCTCCGCCGGAGGCGGACAGGTCTAGTTAAGTCTATAGGTAGCGTTTAGGGGCAGCTAGATTAGCCCATGAAAACCCAACAATGCCGCCGGGCGGTGAGCGGAATCCGAGCAGCACCACTTAGCGTTTAGGTTAGGGCATTAGCAAGGTTGCGGTAGCTAGTAAAGTGTATTTAGCTCAGGGCAATGTTGAGCCTATCGAACACACCCACCGTGAAGACAAGGAAGACCGTAACGCGCATGCGGACTGTGCTCGTGCCGGGACTGAACCGAAGATTGGCGCCGAAGGCGGTTAGGGGTGTGAAGGCAGGATCAGCCCCGAAATCTGCTTCGTTGGTGTCGTCAACCCGATAATCTTCGTTGGACACGCCCATGACTCGTGCCGGAGACACGCGGCCCTTGATGCGTGCTGGGAATTGACCCATTTGGCATGTTTTCCAGTGTCGGAATGGGCTTGTCTCTGCTCGACTCGAGATTGTTGTGCCGATGAAGTTGTTTTCTGAGGAGTGCGAGACCATCATGTCGGCCACTGTCTCGTTGTTTGCCTCTGTTGCGCCCTCAATGCCTAGTGAGGCCTCGAACACGTAGTGCATCGAGTAGACGCGGTATTTGCCGTAGAATTGAGCTAGTTGATCGTGCCCCCCCGGCTGATGACCGCCGATCTCGAAATCGGGGTCGAAGATGCTGTTGATGCGGAAGCGGTGCCACTGCGTGACACCGTAGTCGACGGACGTGAAATCGAGGTTGAAGGCGTCGTAG